AAAGGCAGTTCGCTGTTGATCGAATGGAAGCACAGGATAAATAATGACCGTAGGAAGAAAGCCAAAACCAACAGCACTCCGACTGATTGATGGCAACAGAGGCAAACGCGCCGTCAACAAGGCCGAAGCCGTTGTCGCCCTGTCCGAGCCAACGCCACCCGCCTTCCTGTGCGATGACGCAAAGGTGGAGTGGGGCCGTGTGTGCAGCGCGCTTTATGCCGCTGGCCTGATGACTGAGCTAGACCGGGCCGCGCTTGCCGCCTATTGCGCCGCATACGGGCGCTGGGCGCAGGCAGAGCGGGCTATCAACCGCATGGCCGCTAAAGATGAATTGAACGCCGCGCTGATGATTAAAACCGTCAGCGGCAATGCCATACAAAACCCGCTCGTCGGGATCGCAAACAAGGCCAAGGCCGACATGGTGCGCTATGCCGCCGAGTTCGGCATGACCCCTTCGGCGCGTTCCCGCGTCACCGCGACACCTGATGACCAGAAGCAAGAAGACCGCGCCGCCCGCTATTTCTGACGCGGCTACGCAGTACGCGCTCGAGGTTGTTTCGGGCAAGCGCGTGGCTGGCCCGCAAGTGCGCGGCCAGTGCGCCCGGCACCTGCGGGACATTGAGGACGGGCACAAGCGCGGGCTGGTGTGGGATGTTGCGGAATCGGAGAAGGCGCAGGGCTTTTATGCCGATGTGCTGAAGCTCAACGGCGGCGAATTCGAGGGCAAGCCCTTCGAGCTGCTGCCGTGGCAGAAGTTCGTCGTCGGCTCCCTGTTCGGCTGGCAGGGGGCGGACGGCTACCGGCGCTTCCGCGTGGCCTACGTCGAAACCGCGAAGGGTTCCGGCAAGTCACCCCTGGCCGCCGGTATCGGCATGAAGGGGCTGGTGGCCGACAATGAGCCACGCGCAGAAATTTACAGCGCCGCCACGAAAAAAGATCAGGCAATGATCCTTTTCCGTGACGCCGTTGCAATGGTCGACCAATCGCCGGAGCTATCTACCCGGTTACAGAAATCAGGCACGGGTGAACGGTGCTGGAACCTGGCCTATATGGCTCAAGGATCTTTTTTTAGGCCGATAAGCAGTGATGACGGGCAGTCAGGCCCGAGGCCGCATATAGGTTTAATCGATGAATTGCACGAGCATAAAACTAATACAGTAATAGAGATGATGCGCGCGGGGACTAAATCGCGCCGTCAAGCTTTGATTTTTATGATCACTAATGCGGGCCATGATCGCATGGGGCCATGCTGGGGTTACCACGAATACGGGGCCAAAGTAGCCGCCGGTGAAGTGGTAGACGAAGCTTTTTTTCCTTTTATCTGCGGATTAGATGAAGGAGACGACCCTTTTAATGATGAATCTTGCTGGGCTAAAGCAAACCCTAGCCTACAAGATGCAGATTTACCGGGGATTAAATATATACGCGAGCAAGTAGTCGAGGCAAAAGGTATGCCGTCTAAAGAGGCTATTGTTCGGCGGTTGAATTTTTGTCAGTGGACAGACGCAGAAAGCCCATGGATAAGTGGAGAGGTTTGGCGCGGTGCGCGGCAAGACTTTGACTGGCGTGACTTACGCGGGCGTAGAGCCGTTGCCGGGTTAGACTTATCCAGCACTACCGATTTAACCGGCCTTGTTTTTTTGGTTGAGCCGATAGAAAAAGGCGAGCCGTGGAAGTTAGTCCCTTTTGCGTTTGCCCCTGAAATTGAATTGCAGCGCAAAGAAGATACAGACAGAGTCCCTTACGTACGCTGGAAAGCTGAAGGTTATCTAGATACCACACCCGGACGGGCCATTAGTAAGCGCAATGTTTTGCAAAAACTATCCGCAATGTGTGAGTTTTTTGATGTGCTCCTAGTCGGTTATGACCGCTGGCGTATCGAAGATTTACTCAGAATGGCTAGCGACGAGGGTATATCCCTGCCAGAGATGAAGCCAGTCGGCCAGGGTTACAAAGACTTTAGCCCGGCCATAGAAACGTTTGAGCGCATGTTACTAAATGGCGAGATAGTACACGCGGGCCACAAAGTATTGGACTGGTGTATGAGCAATGCCGTAATCGAGCAAGACGGCGCTGAGAATAGAAAACTATCTAAAGACAAGGCTACGGGTCGAATCGACTTGGCCGTAGCTGCAGTGATGGCAGCGGGGCTGGTCAATGCATCCGGTGCTGGTGAAAAATCATTTTGGGAAACAAGTGAGTATTTTTAAGAATCTGTTTTCGCGCAAGGCAAAAGAATTAACGTATGACCAGATAGCAGATTTGATTGATGGAGGCGCTCGCATTGGTGATGCGGTCGTAAACGCAAATACCGCTTTACAAGTCACTACAGTCCTTGCTTGTGTCAAAGCCATAGCAGACGGTTGTGCGACCCCTGATTTACATATTTACCGAGAGCTCGATACAGGGGCCCGGCAAAAAGCCACAAACATTCCCGAATACCGATTATTAGCCAGACGGCCCAATGAATGGCAAACCTCTTTTGAGTGGCGAAGGCAAATGACGCTTCACGCTGCTTTAACGGGCGCCGGTTTGTCCATAAAAGTCCGTGGCGATAACAGGAGAGTGAGGGAACTAATCCCCGTTCCCCCTGGCAATTGGGAGGTGATCCGTAAATCCAGATACGATCTTTGGTATAGATGCCGAGATGAGTTTGGGTTGATCGGCGAATTTCCGCGTGAAGATGTTTTTATTCTCAATGGCCTGCAGTGGGACTGGATAAAACACATGAACGCCGTACATCTTGCGGCATCGGCTATAGGTCTGGCAATCACAACCGAAAAAAGCCAAGCGGCCATGCATAAAAACGGGTTACGTGCGAGCGGTACTTACTCGGTGGAAGGTTCTCTCAACGAAGAACAGCACACTAGGCTATCCGCTTTTATTAAGAAAAACTATGCAGGGGCAGAAAACGCCGGAGCTCCCTTAATCCTCGACAGGTCAGCAAAATGGTTGAGTATGTCTCAAACCGGCGTTGATGCGCAGCACGTAGAAACCAGAAGATTGCAGATAGAAGAAATCTGTAGAAATTATGGTGTTTTCCCAATCATGGTTGGGCATAGCGACAAGTCCGCGACTTTTGCAAGTTCAGAAGCTTTTTTCTCCGCACACGTTAAACACTCTCTAGCTCCCTGGCACAAAGCCTGGACGCAGTGCATGGATGAAATGCTATTAGACGGGAGCGGCCCCCTTTATGCCCAGTTCGATACCCGCTATTTAACGGCGGGCAGTATGGCCGATAGGGCCCAGTGGGCCAGAACAATGGCTGAGCTGGGTATTTATACACGTAACGAATTACGCGATGAAGAAGGCAAAGATCCTTTACCCGGCCTAGATGAACCACTTACTCCTATGAATATGTTACAAGGTCAACAAAATGAGCCAGTTAATGTTTAAAGAGGCCCCGTCCGTTTTAGAAAGACGTGCTTTTAATTTTGAGGTAAAAGCCTCTGAGCATGGGATCGTGGAAGGATACGGCTCCGTTTTTAACGTGCGTGATAGCTATGATGACGTGATCGTGAAAGGCGCTTTTGCTCTTACGATTGCCGATCACAAGGCTAATAAAACCATGCCATCCTTGCTTTGGCAACATGATGAGACACAGCCTATTGGGGTATGGACTGACTTTGCAGAAGATGATAAAGGCCTATATCTAAAAGGCCGTTTAGCCACCGATGTAACCAAAGGCCAGGAAGCTTATTCGCTTTTAAAAATGGGCGCGATTACCGGAATGTCTATTGGGTTTGTGTCCAAGCAATGGGCATACGAAAAAGACACTGATATCCGTACTCTTACAGAGATTGAGCTTTGGGAGGTGTCTTTAGTGACTTTCCCCGCAAATAGTAAAGCAAGGGTTACTCAAGTGAAATCTATTGCTGATGTTTTTGCACCAAAAGATGCCGAAAGAATCCTGCGTGATGCAGGGTTTAGCAGGTCAGACGCTACGGCCTTTGTGTCGCGCGTCATGCGGATGGGTGATTCGCGGAGTGATTCTGCCGATTCAGCCGCCGAATTAAGGGCAGCACTTAACAGGCTGCATACTTTACTTAAATAGTTCTAATCACCCAGCAAGCCGCCTTAGGGCGGTTTTTTTTCGTCTAAAGGATTTATATGACTACCGAAATTAAAGATCTAGTAAATGGTATTGCAAGCGCTTTTGAAGAGTATAAAAAAGTGAATGATGCTCGGATTGAAGCCATTAAACAAGGCAATGTTACCTCTGATTTTGAGGCTAAATTGGCCAAGATTGATACAGTAATGGACGGCCTTGGAGAAGCAAAATCAAAACTGGAATCTCTCGAAACTAAATTAGCCCGCCCTGGGCTTTCTGCATCCAAAGAAGTAGGTGAATCTACTGAGGCGGCAGAATACCGTAATGCTTTTTTTGACTGGGTACGCGCCCCTGGCGATTATGAGCGTCAGCAGAAAGCAGCGTCTGCTTACAAAGCTTTAGAGGCTCGTAATAAGAGCTTGGAAACCCGCTCTACACAAACCGTTACCAATACTCCATCTGCCGGGGGATACGCACTGCCTGAAGTGATAGAACGCGCTATTGCTCGCTTGTCTGTTGACATTAGCCCTATCCGCCAAATCGCTACTGTGCGTACTGTTGGATCCTCAGACTATAAAGAGCTTTTTGATATTAACGGGGCTGGTTTCGAGTGGGTGGGTGAAACTGATACACGTAACCAAACTAATACTCCAGACCTTGCAGAGGTTGCGCCAACTTTTGGTATGGCATCTGCCAAACCACAAGCCTCTGAAGAGTCTTTAGATGATCTATTTTTCGACGTCGAAAGCTGGTTAGTAAGCTCAGCGGCTGAAGCGATTGCGCAAGGCGAAGGGGCCTCTTTTATTACTGGCAACGGTACTAAGAAGCCCACCGGGTTTTTAGCTGGCCCTGCACCTGTCACTACAACTGACGCAACCCGTCCTTTCGGTACCCTGCAATACATTGCATCAGGTCAAGCAGCTGCCCTGCCAACCTCAGCAGATATTTTTTATGACCTCGTTTACTCCTTGCGTGCCCGGTATCGTGATAACGCTCGCTGGGTAACCAGTAAGCTGGTACTTGCAGCTCTGCGTAAGTATAAAGATACAGCTAATCAGTATCTCTGGCAGCCAGCTTTAACAGCGGGCCAGCCTGCAACCTTTATGGGCTATCCCATAACCGAGGCCGAGGATATGCCAGCTGTTGCCGCTAATGCGTTCTCCCTT